AGGTTGACGGTAACCATGCGGCTGCTGACAGCATCGCTGCACTCCACGCGATGGTTCGCGGTTATCACCAGTGCGCCACGAAACGTCATGTCCTCATGTTGGTTGTCCGCTGAGCGGATGGTGACGTTGCCTGAGTTATAGAGCGGTTTCAGTTCGTCCCAGTCAAAGGACTGCTCTGACTCACCCAAAACCTCGCAAATGACGATCCGCTGCCGAGCGGCAGCTAATGCGCGTGCGCGTGCAGCAGGGGTCGCGTGGTCCAGTGGAAGGGAGGGGGACTGAGGCGTTTCCCCGTTCAACTTTTGCAAGTAGTCCATAAGCAGGGTCTTGCCGCTGCCGGCGGCACCGACGATCTGCAGAAAGGGGAAGCTGTTCTGTTGCTGGCGAATACGGTCGGCATGCGCGGCCCCGATCCACCAGGCCAGTGCAACCACGCCTGGCGCGCCGAAGTAGGCGACAAAGTCGTTGAATCGAATGGCCGATTTGAGTTCGTTTTGCATGGTGCTGCTCCTGTTGTTGCGGTGGTTACACGCCCTGGAATACCCAGCAGCGAATGGTTTTCGGTTTGTCGAACGCATCGACTTGGCGCGCCGAGTTAACGGGCTTGTTCGACTCCAGAAATTTGGGTGACTTGCTGGTCTTGAGCAGGCGTTTCAGGTCGCTCAGCGGCGGCACCTGCTGCCGTTTATTGGCAGCCATTTCCACAAACTCGTTGAGGTTCACGGCAATCAGCCCGTCGCGACGCGCATGGTTCAGCGCGGCTTTCTCGTCCATGCCATTGAGGAATTCGTACAGGTCCCAAAACTCGCGCACTGTCGGGTGGTCGGCGTTGATTGCTTGCTGCCGCTCCAGGGCCATGCGGTTGATTTCTGCGTGAGCGAGGGCCTTGCGGCGCTCGCCTAGCGGCACGACTCCGGCCAATGCGTCCACCAGGCTGCGCAACTGGGCGTGGTTTTTGGCGATACGCACGGTGCGCACACCAGGCAGGGCCAGCAGTTCCTGTTCATAGCCGGAGGTGTTTTCCTCCAACAGCCTCATGGTTTCGGCTTCGCGCTGCAGCGCCTTGACCAGGAAGCCGCTGATGCTGTCCATCGGCATGCGCTCAAGCTGCTCGGCGTACTGCTTGGTTTCCGGGGTGTGGTGCTCGCGTGTCAGGTGAACGTGGCAGATACGCTGCAGGATTGGCTCTGATGCGTTCACGGGGTTGTTTTGCGCAATCAGCAAAGCGGCGCGGAACGGCGGTTCGTGGGTGTCGTTGCCGTTGTTCTTCACGCCGGTGGAGCGAACACTGCGGCCGTTGTAGGCGGTTTTCAGTTCGTCCCAGTCGAAGTGTTTAACCGGCTGGCCTTCCTTCTGTTCACGCTCAGATTCGATCAGCACTACCGGCAAGTTGCTGACCTGCGAGAAGTTGCGCGCGCGGCTGGCGGCGGTGGCTTTGGATGGATCAAAGCCTTCGTAATCAGTACGCCCGACTGACTTCCACAGCAGCTCCACAAGAGTGGTCTTGCCCGAGCCGGCTTCGCCCACCAGCTCCAGGAACATAAGTGACTTGTGGATCTGGCGGATCTGCTCAGCGTGCAACGCGCCCAGCCACCAGGCCAGTACCACCAACCCCTGTACGCCAAAGCAGCGCCAGTAAATGTCGAACCAACCTTCGTTGTAGGCGTTGAGGTCGGTGTTGATATGCAGCACCGGTGACTGGCTTTGTGACTTGATGCTCAGTTTGCCGAGGTCAAAAAAGTCCTCCTTGTTGCGCACCTGCACCTTACCGCCGTGAAAGGCCAGGTCGTTGAAGACATAGGCGCCGTGGTCGCGGCTGTAGCCGATCCATTCGATGGTGTTGACGGTTTTCAGGCAGTCCAGTTGAGGGGCCAGGATTCGTTTCAGTTGCTGGGCGCTGCCCTCGAACATCGCGCCGTTGGAGACGTTGAGCAGGCGATTCGCGAACTCTGGTGCCGACGTGAGCTGTTTGGCCGTGAACGTGCTCTTGATGGCCGGCCCTTGTGGGCGCTCGATACGGAAGTAGTACCAAGCCTCATCGGTCAGGTCGTTGCGCATGTAATACAGCGCCTGGAAATTGCAGTTGGCGATGCTGGTCACCGAGCCAGATTGGCGCAGTGCCTTGTAGCGTCGCTGTTCTTCCGTGAGTAATTGGTCTTCGTGGCGTTCCGAGCTTTCCAGATCGGTCATCGCACGGTCGTACTTTTCAAGGTCCAGCCGAAACCAGTACAAGCGTTTGCGGAACGTGAAGTGAAATTCTTTGCGCTCGTTGCGCACGTAGATCAGGAACGCCTTTTCTTCAGCCGAATCAGCCAGCAGCAAATCGCCCTGGTGGCGGGCTTCGCCAAGTTCTTGCTCAATACGCTCGGCGCGGTTGTCGTCGCCCTCGATCGTTTTCCACCGCAGATGCAGATCGTTCCAATCGACCTTTCTGTCGTTGGGCTGCGGGATCACGGCGGCTTTGCAGGTGAAACCCAGATCGCGGGCTTCCTTTGCCCAGCGGCGCATGTTGGCCTTGGCGACTGGCTCGTTGTCTAACGCCCAAACCAGCACTGGCAGGCGCTTGCCGGCGTCCTGCCGCAGCTTGACCAGGGCCTTGAGCGAGTCTATCGGGCAGGGAGCGCTGGACATCATCGACACGGCCGGCACTTCGTTGTGCAGCAGTGCAATGGAGTCGAAAATCCCCTCGACAATGAATAGTTCGTCGACTTCCAGCAGGTTCAGGCTCGGTGGGCACCACCAGACGCCTTTGTAACCGGGCAGGCCTTCACCCGTAGGGCGGAAGCGCGCTTTCATCTTGCCGAACCGATCCGGCCTATCTATGAGGCGCTCCCAGTAGCCACCCTTTGCGAGAGGGAAACGCACCGTGGCGCTGCCGATGTTCAGTCGACTATCCCAGTAGTTCTCCTGGGTGAACCAACCTGCGATCAGCTCAAACTTGAAGCCTCGCGCAAACTCAAAGTAAGCACGTGCCGTGGCAAGTGGGTTTTCCGGCGTCGACGGAGCGGTCTTGCTCCAGTCATTGAACAAGTCGTCGTAGACGTCTTTTACGTGCACACGGTGGTCGCACTTTTCCGGGCGCCCACAGATCAATGTCCAGGGCGAGTCGTAGAACGTGTACAGGGTCTTCTGACGGCAGGCTGGGCACACACCCTTGCGCATGTAATTGGTGTTGGTCATGTGCTTGAGCTGGTAGTCCCGCTCAATGCGTTGGATGACGTCGGCTCGCAGCCTTTGTTCCATTTCCATCGTGGCTTACTTCGCTTCGTCAAGACTGTGTTTAAGGGCGCCGATCAGGCTTTTTCTTGCGGCCAGTGCGGGGAAGGCCACCAGCAATGAGCCATGCCGCAAGCCCTCGGGAATCATGCGAAAGCGATCGTCATACCAGTGCTCGTTGAACAGCACCGCGTACTGCGCGCGCAGGTCTTGGAGCAATGCCTCGGCCTGGGCACGGGGCAGTTTTGCGGTGATGGCGATGTCGATTTCCATGGTCCACCTCGGATTGCGGGCAAAGCTCACCCAAACCCATTGGGATGGGGCAGGGCGGGGGTTTAAAAGGGAGCGTTACTGAGGGTGTGGCTTGTGTACGGCGTTGCGCTGGTTGAGCATTTTTTGCGGCAGGAAGCGAGCCGGAACGGGGAAGCGTTGATCCGCTAGAACATCCACCAGGTGTACACGGGTACTGTCAGTTCCAGTGGCCCAATCGACGCCTATCCAGCGGCGCTTTTTGATCATTTGCAGTTCAGTCCAGGCGTTGTGGACCAGCTTGGGCGCCATGAATACCGGCACCTCCAATGCAAGGGTGAGGTGGCGAATGCAGCGATCGAATAACAGATCGGAATCCACCAAATGTTCTGCCTCATGGCGTTGCAGGTAAGCGAAAGCAGCTTTTTGCATGCTGCTGCGGTAGTCATGAGTCTGTTGATCGAGGTTCATCACGCGCGCTCCATTTCCAGTTGGTCCAGCAGATCGGGTTGATCGTTGGCGGTTTTCATTGCCTGGCGGCGAATGACCACGTCTGCAACTGGCAGCTTTACAGCTGGGTTGGGCATGCCACTGGGGCTCAGTTCGTGGGTCATTTGAAATTCAGCACGTACCGCCCAGCCGCAGGCTTCGTTCGTGCATTGCATGTAAGTAATGCGCAGGAAAATGTGTTGACCTTCGCTGGTGCGAATTCGCATTCGGCCGTGGCAGTGGGGGCAGACCAGTTTATAAGTACTCACTAGACAGCTCCCTGGCTGTAGAGCTGGATAGTCGCGAATACCTCGGCGTAACGGGCTGACATGTACGTGATAAGGGCGGCAACAATCGCGTCGGCTTCACGTTTTTCAATAATCCCGTCGTCCAGCGCGGCAGCCATGATTTGATCGACCTTGCCCCGCTTGGCCGATGCCTTAAGCGAGCGGCTGTACAACTCCACGTTGTCCAGAGTTTCTGGCAGGCATAGCGGCACGAACATGCCGCCGTACATTGATGCGATGTAGTCGGCCAGGAACGTGGTGCCAGCGACTTGCTCAAGACGATGGATGTGCTCGTCAGCCAACGGGCGGCTGCCAGCATTCTCGTAGGCTTGGTTGTCGAACTTCTTTAACGGCATGCCGAGGTCTGCCGAGGCGTATTCCCGACCACCTGGATAAGCGCCAATGACCGCCATAACGACGCTCTTTCTGCTGTCTAGAACTGGGCGTTTCATCTTCTGGTTTCCCCTTGGAGCCAGAGGCCCTAGTTTGTGATCACGCCGTCTTTCTTAATGCCGAGTAAAACGGCGGCGCGATGAGCCTCACCGCGCAGGCACTTTTTCTGCCCGTTTAGTACTGCGTAGACGGTTGAAGGATGGAGGTCGTACTGGAGGGCAAAGTCCTTTACAGACATGCCTTTCATTTCCAGACGAGTTCTAGCTGCCTGGCATGCTTGCTCGGGTGCATAGGTGGCGTGCATAGTTCGGATTCGTGTGATTTCGCGTAATGGTGTGATGATATTGGTTCAGTTATTTGAACCTGTCAATGCTTGAGGTTCAAAAATATGACCATCAGCGTTCGGCTGAAGGAAGAGAGGGCGCGCCTGAAGCTAAGTCAGACTGATTTAGGGGCGGTAGGCGGGGTCGGAAAAACCACTCAAATAAACTACGAAAAGGGAGTCGGCAGCCCGGACGCGACGTACCTTGCTGCCGTCGCACAGCTGGGGATGGATATTTTGTATGTAGTCACTGGGGAGCGTAAGCCGACGCTGACCGATAGCATCAGTGCCGATGCTGCGGAATTGTTGAAGGCCTACGAGCGCGTCAGTGAAGATGACCGCCAAGTATTGCTGCGTATGGCGTCGGCATTTGCCAAGGTCGCAGGCTTTGGTTGACCCGCGTTTGATACGAGTCGTCATTAAATAATCGGAAGCATGACGCCGACCACGAAGGTCGGTTTTTTCATGGAAGGTAAAGGAGAAAAGGAATGGCCTTGAAGCCTTGTAGATCCTGCAAACACACAGTGGATACCTCCGCAAAAAACTGTCCCAGCTGTGGGATTAAAAATCCAGGACTGACCACGGGTCAGAAAGTATTCAGGCTGGCGACACTGCTGCTCATCATCGCTGTAGTCGTTTCGATGTGTTCGATAGCGAGTAATGATAGCCCTCCTGAAAAGGCTGCGAAGCAAAGCGCCCCAACGACTGTTTTGCCACCTGCCTACTCAATCACCAAAGACGATTTTCGGGAAGGTAGACCACGTAAAGTCGAGGTCATGCTCCCTAATCGTTTAAACGAGGCAGAACTGGCTGAAGTGGCAAAAGCCATTCGTGCAAATACTAAAATCAAGGCAGACCGAACCTTCATTGGGTTTCGCGTTGAAGGGCAATCCGAAAGGACCTACTGGGCAAACGCCAGTTTTGATCCCGACTATAAAGCCTCGCTTATTGGTTTGAGCCTGCCGGATTACCAGACCCTGAAAGCGCTTGACCTGAAGGCTTACCCAAACAGGATTGGGAGCTGGTTGCGGGACGGTTCAACGGGTTATGTGATGGTGTTGTACAAGCAGGATGACAAGTACCTGATCGACTCCATATTCCCCAGTGGCGGGAAAAACACAGTGAAATACGTCTCTAAAAAACTGGCGGATGGAGGGCTGCGTCTCGACGATCCCGAGAGTGACTTCAACGAGCATTACGTTGTTGACGCTAAGGGCAACTTGCAAGGCTGGGGTGAGAACGGGGTGTACATGACGCTGCCCCCTTTCAAACCCGCACAATGACGCAATAAAACACACTTTTTTCTTGCCATCCGATGACACAGGAAAACGTGATGGAAATTAGCTGTTCCCCGGGGAAACTTTAATT